CCAGTCAAACCAAGTTACTTCTGTGCCACCCTCATCAGCATAAGTCATCGTCCCTTCCATTTGGATAGATACTGCTAGGGGGTTCCACGGCAAGTTAGCCGCAGGGATTGTCATAGCATCCGCAGCACGAGTTGCTGTAGCACCAGCAGTAGGGATGTAGCTGGATGGGGTTGAGCCTGCTTCGAATTGCCAGCCCGCCATAAGGATAGAGGACGTGCCATCTCTTTCAACACTTGGAGTGGCATCGGCCTCGGCAACGTATACTCGAGGCTGTCCTGAAGTGTCTGAGGCATCTGTAGTAAAAGTTATACCGCACAAATACCAGCCGTTACCGTAGTCCGATATGTGTGGGGTGTGACCAGCGCCAACAGTTCCAACAACACCGTTTGTTAAGTCAAAGTATGTTTGGACATTGTTTGGCGTAGTAAACGACCGAGTTTCTAGGTAGGCCCAAGACAGTTGATCCTTTTTTAAGATAGCCCAAAAAGTGTATGTAGTAGAAACTGTTACAATCGTTGAGGCATCCGCCCAACCAACTGTTCCAGTACCACCAGCATTGTCATCAATGAGCCTGGTTGCGGCGTTAGAGCCAATCGGGCTGTCCGCATAAGATGGAACCACTATTGAAACGATCCCACCATAGGAACCTGCATCAAAATCCTGACTATTCTCGATCAAATTCGTCCGCGCTTCACTCTCGTGGAACAGGCCGTTGTTTACCCATGATGACGTGCTTGCATCATACAGGTAGCTATTCTCGCGTGGGAGATACACTGCTGAGGATGTGGTAGGTACATATGTCTCTGAGCCAGCCACGCGCTTGCCGACAGGTACAGGGGCCATGCCGCCTTGGTCTGAGCGGTAGGCGTGTGTCTCATACAGGTACATATCACCTGTGTCATCTTCATTAGAACTACCGTCATTTACCTGCAACTGCGCTCCAAATATTGTGTTACCAGTTGTTCCGGCGGTGGCTATTACCTCAATAGAGTACCACCCACCCCCTAGAGATGTGACTGTAGTGCTGTCTGTCGTTGGGGTAGCACCTTCGGCATATCCAGAATCTGCATCAAGGAATACGGTTTTACTTGCCACAAAAATACGCACCCAGCGCGCTCCGTTATCAACCTTAATCTTAGTCCTAAGCGTATATTGAACCCCGCTAACAACACTTACAGCCTCGTAGAAACTCGAAGACACATCATCGTGCGTTACTTTTGATGCCTCTGTCCCGCCGTCAGGGTCTTCTTGGTTTTCTGTTACTGTTGTGTTGGGTGTGTTTGACCAACTAACTGGTGCGGGCAGAAGATTATGCGGGTTCCATTTCTGAAATCCATCGCTGTCGGTCATCAAGGCAAGGCCGGGGGTGCCGTAGGTAATTACACCGTCAGCAGAAGTAGCAGCACCACCTGCATCATAATATTTGTTTTGCTCAAAGCTAGAGACCACTTTAGGAATGAATCCATTAGCAGCAAACTCACTAATAGAACTAAACTTATTAATATAATCTACATACCACTTAGCTTCTTTGTAAGTAACGAAGTATTTATTATTAAAGGTCACATAACGGTTACGTACAGAATCATAAGTAATAGTGTTGGGAAGATTAGCCCGTACTGTAGTGTTATAAAGTTCTGTAGGATTTGACATTTAACTTTAGGCCTTATTGGGTTGGTTGTGTTGAGAGTATCTAACGTAAACCCTTAGAATTAGAGTATACCAGCTTGAGTTGTGGTTTAGCGTAGCCTTGTAACATTAAATCAGTAATAGCCCACACCAATGCGTCATACCTATCCGGTGACTTATGCTTACCCATAGGCTCATAAGTACACATCTGGGTTTCGAGTTCAGTCAGAGAAGCATCTGGGTCTTTAGGGTTCCTTACGTGGAACACTTTTCCTTGCTCGTATAGGGCTGATACTGGCTCTGCTCTAGCAATCTTAGCGGAACTAGCGTGTACACCCTTAAGAGGTAGGTTTTCGTCTATAGTCTTAAATAGAGATTTGATTAAGTCTTTACCTTGGTTACTCTCATACACAATACGAGAACACTCAAAATCGTTATATAAGTTAACTACCTTATTTGCCCACTTCTCAGGAAGGTCTTTCATGGTGTAGTCACCTAAGACATAGGCCATACCCTTTTCACAGATACCAGCTACCATGATCCCTGTGTTGTCACTCTCCACATTAGAGGACACAGCGGGGTCTACTGCTACCACTACCCTAATAAGAGGGGGTACTTCATCACGACTAACCTGACAATTATCAATCATATCGGCTGTCCAGAGTGATCCTTCGTTCTCAGTAAGGATTTCTGCGTAAAGTTCCTGCCTACCTAACCTAGTACCCTCATACTGGGCTTTTACTGCTGTAATGTAGGTATCAGCTAGGTTAGCCTCATTATCGAAGGTAGAACCCACTGTAACTAAGGTTTTTGGGTCTTTTATCAGTTTTCGTACTAAAACGGTACTTTTTGGTGTAGTTGTGACACAAATCTTAGGATGTTTACCTAAACGTAAGCAAAATTGGAGCATATCCCACGTATCTTGGTCTTTATTCCATGCAGCTAATTCATCACACCATGCAGCACTAAACTGTGGACCACGTAGACGCTCAGGTTCCTCTGCTGAATAGAACTCTACCTTAGCCCCATTCTCCCATGAGAGTGTACGTTTAGTAGGAGACCACTCAGGGAACCCCATAGGCTTGCCCTTGTGTGTCTTATCACCCTTCCAGCATAAGTTAAGGAAACCACTTTCACCCTTAACCATAACACGTTCAATGTCTGAGTTAGTAGCTGCTACACAAGCAATACGCTTATGGCCTTCCTTAACCTTCTGACGTACCCACTGAGCACCTGTCCATGTCTTACCGAAGCCTCGACCACAGTTAAGGAACCATACGTTGTGATCACCTTTAGGTTCAATCTGGTTAGGTCTAGCCCAAAACTCGTAGGTGTGCTGTAGCTCGTCTATTTGAGCCGCTGAGAGGTTACCTAGTGCCTTTGCTGCTACATCATCAGGTAGATCACGTAGGGTCTGGGCAGTTAAGGTCATAATCGTTATTCTTCTTCTGTGTCTTTACCTAATGCTTTCAAGAGGGCGTTTACTGCGCTTTCCTCCTCCTCCTCATCAGAGCCAATCTCACGGGTCTCTTCAATAGTCTTGGGCGTCCACCCCGATTGAGTACGAAGATAGAACTCCCTAGCTTTCCATGTGTTAGGAGACTCAGGATCACCATTCTTAGCTTGATCTACTACAGAACCACCAATAGCCTCAGTAGTAACCGCTACAGCACGTTCCATATCACTACGGTAATACTTGTAGAAGTCCCTCATAGACTTTGGGGCATTCTGGTAAGGTTGTACCTCAGAGAAGATTGAACGCACAGGAACACCAGCAGCCTTCATAGCGAACACACGCTTACCAATCTCGGGATTATACCCTAATGTATCTGGATGTTTTCCAACCTTAGGTTTTTGACTACTAGCCATGTGAGGGGGTTCTTTCTTTTACCGTTCTGTATATAAGGAGCCAATGGGTCATTTGATCTATTGCCACTTTGGTAGCTTATCGAAGGCTCTACCTTGCTTGGTGGATTAATGGGTCATTTGCACACTTATTATTTTGCCAATGGGACATTTGTCTTATTGCCACTTTGGTAGGAGTTAATCCATCTGTGAGGAGCAATCGCTCTATGAAGTATTATTCTAGGGGCACTTAGGTTTTCTACCCCTTGGATTTGATCCATTATGAATAATACTACAAAGAGCGAAGCTCCCTCAAAGAGCGATTAGTATATGACTAACTACTAGGATTGGATACTATGAAATGAGATAATATGGGGTAGTCAGGATTCCATTAGAGAATACTACTAAGCATCATACATATGTTGCTACTAACCCGTAGGGTAGGTTACTACATATGTCTTCATAGCGTCAGCTATGTTACTACCATAAAGAAGAGATCATAATCTGAATACTATAAAAGCCATATACATATGTATTACTTATGTAGTAACATATGATATGTTTTCTATAATGATTATTACTATGATGTATAGTATCATAAGTTATACATATGTATGTATCTTTCCTTACTTTACATTACACATGTTTTTTAAACCCGCACAACCAGTTTTTTGTGTCACTTAGTACATTTTCTGATAAGTCTATGGAATCTAACGAAAGAATTATTTGGGGTAGTCAACATAATATTCCTTTTGTGATCACAAATGTAGTAACACATGCAACCTAAAGTAGTAACATAGGCTGGTTAGTCTTCTTGTCAAAGGCGAAGCCTTCTTGGGGAATTTCTTTTGTTTTGGATTCTGAGGCGAAACCTTTTGCCTTTCTTGGGAACAGCGTAGCTGTCTTGGGGAATTTCTTTTGTTTTGGATTCTGAGGTGGTAAAGCGGCCCACACGCCGAGTCTCCCTATGATACCAAGGGACCCTACCTTTGTCAACCCCCAAGTAACAAATTGTTACAATATGTACCCACTTGTAACAATATGTGATGCACTAGTAACAAATTGTTTCAACATATGTCCACTTGTAACAATTCTTGAGGCACCATATGTAGTGGCTTGACAAGGTGATTCGCATATAGATTACTACTACATATGGTGTGCAATAATAGGTCACACATGCTGACCCATATGCTGTAAACTATTGACTTGACAAAGGAAAAACTTGTGCAGAGAGGCGCGAATCGCCAGCCCCACAAAGAGTTACCAATGTCACCACATAACGCAATGATATGTAACACGTCAGACAAATGTTATACTGTAACACTATGACATTGCTACATAACAAGCCCCCCATGTAGTATGACATAGAACCGCATGGGGCGAGTGCTAACGTGTTCACTAGCAAGGTTCATAGTCCCAAAGTGACTCAACTATGTAATCCCATTGATTGTCACTGATAAGCGACTCGACTCTTGCACTAAGCGGTCCCCCCTTGTCGTTCTCCAACGCAATCACCTCCATTTCGGACTCCTCAGGATCAGAACGCGTTGCTGGGTAGTATGTTGCTAGACCATAGGCCGTGACACTACATAAGCGACCCCGCAATTCAAGTTCAACCGTTGCCGTACAATTGTAATTATTCATCGTCTTATCCTCTCAATTCACTATAGTTTATGTAATACCCAAATTCGCCAATGCCAAACGTCACCCCGTCCTGGGTAGGTATTACCCATGTATTGAGTATGGCGATGCCTATGGTTAAACCTAGTGCTATGGTTGCTGCTATTTTAATCTGACTCATCTGTCTTTCCCCCTTCTTTCCTAATTAGTTCCAATAAGGAATCAATTACATCAGCAGCGTCTATCCTATCTGTCGTTTTATCGTTTGGCCTCCTAGTATGGTCTCTTAAGTTTAAAAGAAGCTCTTTAATATCAATATTCATCCGACCAATTCCTTTGCCAGTCGTTTGCTTGTGCCGTGCGCTACAATGGCGATTGATTTGGCCTTAACACTAGCGCCAGCACATAGCTTACAAGATTCGCATGTAGTACGTTTTCCCATCTCTTCACTTGCGGGGCATAACACCTCCTTACCTTGTATCACGTCATTAACATGG